GCGCAGGCGTTCTGGGAATGAAATCCAGTTTGCGAAGGCTTTCAAGCGGAAGTTCGGGTCGAAGGTCTTCAACGACGTTCGGCGATGTGGGTGGGTCGCCGAGAAGTGGCCGATCGGCAAGCGTCGTGCAGACAAGAGCTGGAACTGGCACATCAAGACGCCGCCAGACGGACCCGCGAAGCCTGAGAAGCAGCGACCGGATATTCCGCTCAAGGTGGTCGAAACGCTGGAAGTCGAGGGTGTCTGGGAGGTTCGGCTTGTGGATGATTACGGGCGGCGGTATGTCGGGAAAGTGGTGGCGGAATGACTGAGCGCGACCGCATGTGGTGGACCTTCCTTAAACTTCGCGAGACGCGCGAGTACACGATCGAAGACATCGAGTGGCTATGTGTTTGGTGGCACCTGAGAGGTGCTATCAAGAGGCGTACGAGGAAATCGAGTTGATCTCTTTTCTTGCTATAGCTGCACTCTTGTGCATTTATGCGCTCGGGTTTTTAATTGGCTACGGAACAGGCACCGCATTAAAGAACAAAAGCGGTGAAGATCCAAAACCTCTTCGCCCTATGAGTTTTGATCCACCGAAGATGGACGCTGACGGAAACGAAGTATTCCTTTGGGTGGACGGGGATTAGCGATGCCTGCCGCTCCCGCTACTACCCGCACGCTCGCCCAATCGTGGTTCTCGGACCTCTCGTCGCGCCTCGTGGCCGACATCGCGTGCCAGCAGTACCGCACCGACCCGGTGACGTATGCCCGCGATGTCCTGAAGGTCGTGTGGTGGCCGAAGCAGGTCGAGATTGTCGAGGCGCTCCTGAAGCACAAAAGAGTGCTGGTCAAGGCCGGACACAGTGTCGGGAAGTCCCACCTCGCGGGCGGCCTCGTGAACTGGTTCTACGACGCCTATCCGGTCGGACAGTGCATCACGACGGCCCCGACAAAGAACTCTGTGGTCGATGTCATCTGGAAAGAGATACGACTGCAGCGGCCGCCGTCGCTCCGTCACTGCATGTTGCCGAAAGCGCCGAGGATGGAGAGCAGCCCCGATCATGTCGCGATGGGCTTGACGGCCTCCAGTGACGCGGCTTTCCAGGGACGGCACGAGCAGGCGGTATTCCTGCTCTACGATGAGTGCGTGGGCATCCAGTCGGATTACTGGATAGCGGGCGAAGCGATGATGTCTTCGGATGTCGCGTACTGGCTGGCGCTCTGCAATCCGACCGACACATCGTCAGTCGCGTACGACGAGTGCATCAGTTCCGGCAAGTGGCACGTCATCGACATCTCGTGCCTCGATCACCCGAATATCGCGGCCGAACTCGCCGGGAAACCGAAGCCCTTCCCAAAGGCCGTTGACCTCGACTGGGTAGAGGGACGCATCCGGGAGTGGTGCGAGCCGGTCAGCCACGAGGACAAGCGAAGTCGGGACTTCGAGTTCCCGAAAGGGAGCGGGACGTGGTACCGGCCGGGTCCGCTCGGAGAGAGCCGGTTGCTCGGCAGGTGGCCCTCTACGGGGGCAACCTCGGTTTGGTCGGATGCGGCGTGGCAGGCAGCCATGCACGAGCAGGAACTGCCGGAAGAAGGAACGACGTTCATCGGGTGTGACAAGGCGCGCTTCGGCGACGACTTCACGAGCTTCGTTGTTCGCCGCGATTGCTGTGTCCTCCACCACGAGACGCACAACGGCTGGGATAACCTGCAGATTGCTGGCCGTCTCAAGCAGCTCGCAGAGCGGTTCCACGCGAAGGGTGAGAGCCCGCATCAGGTTAAGTGCCAGATCGACGACGTTCAGGGAGGCGTCGTGGACCTGCGCGGCCCCTACGATTTTAAGGAAATCAACAGCGCGAACAACGCCGTGCAGCGCAAAGACTATCCGAACAAGCGGTCCGAGTTGTGGTTTACGGTCGCCGAACGCGCCGATGCAGGCGACCTCGACCTGTCGCGCCTGACGCACTCATCGCGCACCCTCCTGCGCTCGCAGTGCATGTCGCCGACGTGGAAGGTAGACAGCCAGGGTCGGCGTGAAGTCGAGAAGAAGGCGGACACGAAGAAGCGGATCAAGAGAAGCCCGGACGACGCAGACGCGCTCAACCTCGCGTTCGCACTTCCGCCGCAGGTGAACCGGGTCGAGCGGGCGAGCGGCAAGGTTCGGAATAAGTTTACGTTTGCTTGAGAAGGGGCGCGCGTGACCGGTAACGATCTTATAAACACGACGACGCCTGCCCCGTTTCAGTTGGAAACCGCACTCGCGGCCTGGCAGTCGTTTGACTACTATAACATGCGCCCGTACCCGACCCACGCGTTCGGCACGAGCCAGTGGCCGAGAGAAAAGGGGCCGCAGCCGACGCCCCTACCCTACGTGGGCATGATGGTCTCGGAACTCGCGGAATTCACGTTCAGGAACGGCGTCCCGACCTTCTCGGTCCCGGACGACCCGAACCTCGACGACTTCCTGCAGACGATCATCAAGCGCAACGGATTGCCGAGCCAGTACATCCCGCTCGCGGAGGACGCAGGCAACCAGGGCGCGCTCGCGGCGAAGTTCATGGTCGATCCGAATGACAAGGCTTGCCCGGTCAAGATCAGTTTCTTGAAGATCCCGACCGAGTGCCGTGTCTGGATCGATCCGCACGACCGACTAAACCTGCTCATGGCGCGCATCCAGTACCCGTACCGGAGCCTTACCGACGGCAACTGGTACTACTACCGCGAGGAGTGGACAGACGAGAAGTTCGTCAAGTACGTGCCGCTGCCTGCAGGCGCATCCGACGTGACAGGGATCGGGTCTCTGCCCGGCTACAGGACGCACCTTGGCGACACCGACGACCCAGGACGCTGGCAGATCGAGAGCGAGGAGGAGAACCCGCTCGGCGTCATTCCGATCACGGTCATTCGCAACAAAGCCGTGGCCGGTAATCCGCTCGGAGAAGGCGACTGCTGGCGCGTGTTTCGCCTGATCGATCGTATCGCCCTCACGATGCACGGCGAAGATCGCGGCAACCAGATGCACAGCGAGCCGAACCTGGTGGTCACGAACGCGGATGTCGATAACGAAGGGCCGCTGCTGCCCGGTGAACCACTGAGCATTCGTAACGACAACCCAGATGTCCGGGCCGACGCGAAGCTCCTGGAACCCTCCGGGGCGGCGCGCGCCTACAGCGGAGCGTACGCCGACCGGATGGAAGATTTGCTGTACCGGGGTGTTGGCCTTTCGCGGGTGGACCCGGCAGCGATCACGAACAAAGGGAACATGACGAGCCTGGCTTTCGCGATGACGTTTTCCCGGACGATCGCAACCGCCGATCGCAAGCGCGAACTCTGGGGCGCGTCTGGCCTGTGCCTCTTCTTTCACCAGGTACTGACCGCCCTGCAGAACATGGGCGGATTTCCGCAGGTTCGGACGTGGGACCCGGAGATGGAAGTGAGCTGCGACTGGCCGACGTACTTCGCGGAGACGCCTCGTGACCTGCAGGCGACGACCGACCGCACGATTTCGCAAGTAAACAACCACCTCCTGCCGCACGCTCGGGGCGTCGAGCGCGTAGCGCGGGCCGAGAAAATTCCACCGAACGAGATCAAGACGGTTCAGGCGGAAGCGGAGACACAGAGGCAGGAGACGGAAGCGAAAATTATCGCCATGCAGAAGCAGGGGATGACCCCAACAGCGGCTGATAGCGCCGGGCAGGGGAGTTCGCTGCTTGTGGATGCGAGTCAGGGGAGCAACATCAGCGCGTGAGCCGAATAGGAGGCGGCGAAGCGATATGGAGAGCGAAACACAGACTGAGCCTAAACAGTGGCCCTATGATTATGACCCTTACGGTTTCATCCGCAGGTACATATCTGGCATCGGCCGATTGGTGAACAAACTTGATTCGGTGGCTATTGCCGATGCGGTACATGCTCTCTATGTCGCATGGGAAGCAGACAGCGTTGTCCTCTTTTGCGCAAATGGCGGGAGCGGCGCGTCATGTAGCCACATTGTCAACGATTTACAAAAGAACATTGCAATCGATCACGGCAAACCACTGATGGCGCTTTGCCTGAATGATAGTATGCCAATTGTGAGCGCCTGGGCAAACGATGAATCCTGGCAGATGGTGTTTGCACCACAGGTGGCAACGTGGGGGCGGAGCGGCGGCGTCTTGGTCGGCGTCTCGGGGAGCGGTAGAAGTACAAACGTACTAAATGCCCTTGCTGAAGCTAACGCCTTGGGCATGTTCACCATTGGAATTACAGGCTTTGATGGTGGCCCAATCAGCACGATTGCAGATGTTTCTATTCACGTTCCTATTGATAACATGCAGCAAGTCGAAGATGTTCACATGATTGTGCTTCACTTGCTTTTTCTGTTACTTCAAGAGAGGATCAAGAGCCGAATAGGAGGCGGCGACGGATGTTGAAAACGAGTGAGAGGTTGGCGGAATTAGAGCGCGAGGTGGAGCGGCTCGCAAAGGCGGCTGAGGCGAGGGAGATCGTCGGGGTCGTCATCGACTGCAATCGCTACGAACAACTCCGCCGCATCGAAGCTATTTACCCGGAACTGGCGGCCGAATACGAGCGCACGGCGAAGTCGCTGCAAGAGGCGATGGCTGTGATCGCGGCGATGAATCAGGCGGTGGCGCTATGAGCGAGACAGACAGGCATCGCCACCTCGTGACGGAGTATGTGCAGGGGAATGGGGTGGACCTCGGGAGCGACGGTTCGCCGATCGCGCCGTGGGCGATCCAGCTCGACCTCCCCGACGAGCAGTTCAAGTCGTATAACCCGAACCGGGAGCGTGGCAACATCCACTACCAGGGCGACGCGACCGACCTCCCGTTCAAAGATCACACGCTCGACTTCGTGCACGCGAGCCACCTCCTCGAAGACTTTTCGGACTGGGGGCCAGTCCTGCGCGAGTGGGATCGTGTGCTGAAACCGGGCGGGTACATGTTGATTGCGGTCCCGGACCGGCTGCGGTTCCGTCGGAATGTCCTGCGCGGTTTGGAGGCGAACCCGCCGTACGATTGCGACAACGGCAACCACCGCCACGAGAGCCACGTCGGGGAACTGACCGCCTATCTCCATACCTACGAGGCGATCCGCGACGACTTCGTAGATGACAACCCGGACTGCTACAGTATCCTGTACATCGGCAGAAAGCCGGTCCCGGAACCGCAGGTGCCAGGATGAGGAGAAAAGCAGCGCCGATAGCCGAAGACCCGCGTACACCGATCATCCCATGCGCACACAATCTGGGTCCGTGCAGCGTGCAGGACTATCAAATCTGCACGCTGTGTGGGACGTACGTCAGCATGGCTCCAGTGGACCCTGCGGCGATCTACGAGCGTGACTACTGGACGCACGAGAATGGGCGATCCACGATCTCTGAGCAGAGTTTCAACGTAGACAATCACCGCGAGTGCGGCGTCACGAAGAACGAATACGTGATGGGGCAGATCGAGGGAGCGGGCGGAGGTGCGCTTGAAATCGCCTGCGCGCCTGGCAACCTCCTTCGCAGGCTTCACGATGCCGGATTTACGCCCGTCTTCGGGATCGACGTTGATCGCTCGTACCGCGAGTACATCCAGGAAACGGCGGGGCCGGAAGCGCACTTAATGTTCGGGTACTTCCCGGAGGTTACGGCGCGGATCAATCCCGGCTCGTTTTCTCTGATCGTCGCGCTCGACCTCTTTGAGCACATTCACGATCCCGGTCCGTTCCTGACCGAATGCAAACGGCTGCTGAAGGATGGCGGGCAGTTGCTGCTCATGCTTCCGATGGTCAGTCCGGGCGAGGAAGTCACAGAGCGGTTCTTCTGCCCTGCCGAGCATGTCTACGTCCACAGTGTCAAGCACGTGACTATGATGTTGGAATGGGCGGGTTTTGAGGCGATCAAGTTCGGACGATAGACGAGTGGGCACGAATCTGTGTCGGCGAGGGTGGCATGAACGAGATTAT